TGTCTGAAGACCGTAAAAAGATTGTTTCTTACCTACATAAGGCATTGAAACCAATCAATCAATTGCGGATGATGGAAGATTCTCTTGTCATCTATCGTTTGGCTCGTGCACCAGAACGCCGTATTTTCTATATTGATGTTGGTAACTTACCCAAAGGTAAGGCCGAAGAATATATGAAAAACATTATGTCACGGTATCGAAATAAGTTAGTGTATGATGCACAGACTGGTGAGATCCGTGATGACCGTAAGCATATGTCAATGCTTGAAGATTTTTGGTTGCCTCGCCGTGAAGGTGGTCGAGGTACAGAGATCACAACACTACCCGGTGGTGATAACCTAGGTCAAATTGATGATATTATTTACTTCCAAAAGAAACTATATCGTTCGTTGAATGTTCCTATAAGTAGACTAGAGCAAGAGAATAATTTTAGTCTTGGTAGATCAACAGAAATTAGTCGGGATGAATTAAAGTTCCAAAAGTTTATTGATAAACTACGCCGTAGATTTAGTCATTTATTCTTGGGTATTCTCAAGAAACAACTCATTCTTAAAGGTATTATTACTGAAGAAGATTGGAATGAGTGGAAACAGGATATTATTGTTGACTTTGTACGTGATAATCATTTCACTGAGTTGCGTGATGCAGAAATGTTACGTGAAAAGATTACAATGCTTGATCAAATGCAAAATTACGTTGGCGAATTTTTCTCTAAGGAATTTATCTATAAGAAAGTCTTGATGATGACTGACGAAGAGGTAGATGATATTAAGAAACAAATCGACGACGAAAAGAAATCAGGTGATATTGCACCAGATGATGAAACGAGTGATGGTGGTAACACCCCAGCTCAATAATATAAGCTTTAGGAGAATAGAATGAGTGAAGAGATTAAAGATCTAATTAGACATGCTTTGGACCAAGATTACAATAAAGCTAGTAATGTATTTGGTGAAATTATGTCTGTCAAGATGAGTGATTTGCTAAATCAAGAAGAGATTAAAGTTGCCAATCAAATCTATAACGGTGTCGAGGATACCGAAGAAGAAGAGGAAGATGGTGACGTTGTGATTGACGATGCTGATTTGGATGACATTGAAGCAATCGAAGATAATGAAGTAGAAGAAGATGAAGAACCCATCAGTGATGATGAGGATGAAGAAGAAAATTAATTGTTGAAAAACACTTTTATATAAATAATTATGAAAAAGTTTAATGACGTTCGCATTAAAAAAGAAAAACCTGTTTTTTCAAAACGGGTTGATGGATTTAGTGTTGAAGTTCGGAAAAACTCTGGCCGATTCGAAGCTTATGTAGACAATGATCTACTTGATAGTTTTAAAAGCCAGAATGATGCAGTGAAAGCGGCATCAGAGTTTATAAAACAATATAGGGATTAAGATGAAACTAATTGCGGAATTTCACGACCAAGATCTAAATGTTCTTACTGAAGCCAAAAAGGACGGTAGTAAGAAGTATTATATCGAAGGTGTATTTGCTCAGGCAGATCAAAAGAATCGCAATGGTAGAGTCTATCCAAAACAAATTATGGAATCTGCTGTCGGTAAATATGTTACTGAGCAGGTTTCAAAAGGTCGGTCTGTTGGTGAGTTAAATCACCCTGAGGGTCCAACAGTCAACCTTGATAAAGTTTCGCACCTCATTACCAGCCTCACGTGGGAAAGTAATGATATTGTCGGAAAGGCCGCAATTTTGGATACACCAATGGGTAAGATCGTACAAGGTCTGCTTGAGGGTGGCGTTCAACTTGGGGTTTCAACTCGTGGTATGGGAAGTTTAGAGCGTGGTAATGGCGTAATGGTTGTAAAACCAGACTTTACTCTTAATGCAATTGATATTGTACAAGATCCATCTGCACCTGGAGCATTCGTTAATGGAATAATGGAAGGTGTTGAATGGGTTTGGAATAATGGTATTATCGAAGCTAAAACTATTGAGAAGATGGAGACTGAAATTAAGAAAGCATCGAGAACTGATCTCTATGAGACACAGGTTCGTGAGTTCAAAAATTTCCTCTCGTTACTCAAATCTAAAAAATAGGAGTCATTATGACTAAAGACCAGGAAATGGATCAAGTCGAACTCTACGATGCTGAGAACGAAATCGTGGAAGGCGCTCATGATCCTAAAAATGCACCGGCGCAAGCTGTTGCATCTGTAGATAAAGCTAGTGATGCTTCACCAAGCGCTAAAAAGCGTAAGGGTGACAACACTAAGCAAGACCCTATGCCTAAAACAAAGGCAGGCATGATTAATGCCGCTTATACCAAGATGAATGGTATGAAGAAGGAAGATCTTGCAATGTTGATGTCAAAGTTGATGGCAGAAGATACTGATGCTGAATCACAAGAAACCGTTGCTGAAAATGCAGGTTTCGAGTATGAAGCAGATTTTGAATCTGACCTTAAGGCTTTGGTTGAATCAGAAGCTACTCTATCAGAAGAATTTAAAGTTAAAGCTGAAGTTATCTTCGAAGCTGCGATTAAATCTAAGCTCTCTGAAGAGATTGACCGTCTTGAAGCTCGGTACGAAGAAGAATTGTCCGAGGAAATCAATTCAACGAAAGAAGAATTGGTCGAGAAGGTTGACAGCTACCTTAACTACGTAGTTGAAAAATGGATGGAAGACAACCGTGTCGCTATCCAATCAGGCCTCCGCGCTGAAATCGCTGAAAAGTTCATGGGTGGATTGAAAGATCTATTCGTTGAATCTTACATCGAAATTCCAGAAAGCAAGGTTGACTTGGTTGATGAACTCGCCGAAACAGTTGAAGAACTTGAGTCTAGACTCAATGAAACAACCGGTGCTGCCATTGCCATGTCCGAAGAACTCGAATTGTATAAGCGTGATGCAATCATCCGTGAATCTGCTCGTGGTCTTGCTGAAACCCAAGTTGAAAAACTCAAGTCTTTGGTTGAAGATGTTGATTTTGAAGATGCTGATACTTTTGCTAAGAAAGTTCAAACCATCAAAGAATCATATTTCACCAAAAAAGTTACTGAAACAACCCAAGAAATCTCTGAAGATACCGATGGTGATAATGCCGTTGTAGCTTCTGGCTCTATGGCTCAGTACTTGTCCGCAATCAGAAAATCTGCAAAATAAGGGAGTAAATCCAAATGCAACAATCTTACGATAAATTAGTAGAAAAGTGGTCACCAGTTCTTAATGAAGAATCTGCTGGCTCTATTAAAGACTCACACCGTCGTGCCGTTACGGCTCAAATCTTGGAAAACCAAGAACGTGCTTTCTCTGAGCAACGCGCTCAAAGTGGTATGTTGATGGAAACCCCAACTAACGGTACTGCTGCTGTAACTGGTGGCGCTGCTGGTAACTGGGATCCCGTCTTGATCGCCTTGGTCCGTCGTGCAATGCCTAACTTGATGGCTTATGACATCGCTGGTGTTCAACCTATGACTGGTCCTACCGGTTTGATCTTCGCAATGAAGTCACGCTACAAAACCACCAAAGCTGGTGTGTCTAATGGCGATGAGGCATTGTTTAACGAAGCTGCTGTTGGTTACTCTGGTGACTCTGCTACTACCGCTAACGGTGGTACTTCAGGTCTCGAGAGTGTTACCGATACCGATGCTGATAGCTCTATTGTTGACTCTGGCGCATCTTATGTTCCAGCAATCGGCGATGCTTACACAACGGCTGAAGCTGAAAACCTCGGCGCTGCTGGTGAGGCATTTGCTGAAATGGGTTTCACAATCGAAAAGGCTACCGTTACTGCTAAGTCACGTGCTTTGAAGGCTGAATACAGCTTGGAATTGGCTCAAGACTTGAAGGCAATTCATGGCTTGGATGCTGAAACCGAATTGGCTAACATCCTCTCTACTGAGATCTTGGCTGAAATCAACCGTGAAGTTATCCGTACCATGAACTCACAAGCTAAGATTGGCGCACGCCAAGATGGTTTGCAAGTTAAGGGTATTTTCAACTTGTCTACCGATGCCGATGGCCGTTGGTCTGTTGAGAAGTTCAAGGGTTTGATTCTCCAAATCGAACGTGAAGCTAACACCATTGCAAAAGAAACCCGTCGCGGTAAAGGCAACTTCATTGTTTGCTCTTCTGACGTCGCTTCTGCCTTGGCAGCATCAGGTATGTTGGACTACGCTCCTGCTATGTCTACCAACTTGCAAGTTGATGACACCGGTAACACCTTCGCTGGTGTGTTGAACGGTCGCACAAAGGTCTATATCGATCCTTATGCTTCTGCTGACTATGTTACCGTTGGTTACAAGGGTACTAACCCCTACGACGCTGGCTTGTTCTACTGCCCATACGTTCCATTGACTATGGTCCGTGCTGTTGGTGAGGACACCTTCCAACCCAAGATTGGCTTCAAGACTCGCTACGGTATGGCTTCAAACCCATTCGTTGGCGCTACTGCTGCCTCTGGTTTGGCTACTGTTCGTACCAACCAATACTACAGAATCTTCCGCGTTGATAACATCCTCGCTTAATTCTTGGTATAATAAGAGCCCAGTCCACTGGGCCTTTAAAGGGATCTTCGGATCCCTTTTTTTATATGCTATAAAGTATAAATAGATTATATGGCACTTACTACTAATATTAATTACCTACAACCTACTTCGTTTAAGATTAGTCTTGATCGAAAGAATTATCCGAATCTGGAATTCTTTTGTCAAAGCATTACCCATCCAGGTATGATATTAAACTCAGTCGAAGTACCTTTTAGGAAGATTGCTGGCATTCCATTTGCTGGTGATAAATTGACGTTCAATGAACTAACGGCAAATATTATCCTTGATGAGGATATGACTTCTTATGCAGAAATGTATAATTGGATCCGTAGATTATTGGATACAAATCCAGTGTCACCTCTCAATAGAGCAAGTGATACCGCACCAACATATGCAGATATAACATTACATATGTTATCAAGTGCAAATAATGTTACAAAGCAAATTCGTTATTTGGATTGTGTACCTACTTCATTGGGTGATATTCAATTGGTAACAACTGCTGCGGGCAATGAATTTGTTACCTTTGCTGCTTCTTTCCGATTCACTTACTTTGAATTATTGAATATAAATAAAACGACAGGTGCAATTACTGAGTCATTCACAGTATCAACTACATTATAATTGAAATGGAACTATATCATGTTAGATCTACAAGAGATTCTTTCTCAGTGGGCAGACGACTGCCAAATTAATGATATGCGTTTAGATGAGGCTTCGAGAGAGTCTCCTAAACTACACGCAAAATATCTCACACTCTCCTCTAACTATAAGTTAATGCTTAAGCGTTCAGAGTTTAAGCAAAAAGAACTACTCAAAGACAAGTGGTTATACTATAATGGCAAGCTATCGCCAGAGGAAATTAAAGAAAAGGACTGGGCATTGGATCCATTCAACGGCTTAAAAGTCTTGAAAGGTGAGATGGATTATTATTATGATTCAGATCCAGACATTCAGAAATCAGAAGAGAAAATCCAGTATTATAAGACCGTTATAGATACTTTACATGAGATCATAGAAAATATTAAGTGGCGACACCAAACAGTGAAGAACATTATTGAATGGAAAAAATTTCAATCTGGAAGTTAAATCATGCTACCGTGGTCCTACAATGTGACCCTGGTATTGCCGCTGAATTAAATGAGTATTTCTCATTCTTTGTGCCGGGGTATAAGTTTATGCCAGCATTTAAGAATAGAGTATGGGATGGTAAAATCCGTCTATATAATGCGCGCACTGGTACACTACCAGGTGGGTTGTTTTATCATTTACTCAAATTTTGTGAGCAACGAGAGTATGAATTAGACCAACACGATAGTGATTATGGGCCACCAGAATCGGCAAATAAAGTACTGCCTTTGGATATAATGGATTTTGTCCAAAGTATTAATCTGCCATTTCCAATTAGAGATTATCAGTTTGATGCTGTATGCAATGCAATTCATAAAAAGAAAGGCATATTGGTATCACCCACTGGCTCGGGTAAATCATTAATTATCTACACATTGCTTCGTTGGTTTCTTGCCAACTCTGATAAAAGAGTCCTGGTCATTGTACCTACGACCTCATTGGTTGAGCAGATGTATGGTGATTTTAATGACTATGCAACTAATGATTCATTTGATGCTAAGAATGAAGTACATAGAATCTACTCTGGCCGAGATAAGAATGCCGAAGCAAGGGTATATGTGTCAACATGGCAATCAATCTATAAGTTTCCATTAGATTGGTTCTCACAATTTGGCGCTGTGTTTGGTGACGAATGCCATGGGTTTAAATCCAAATCACTTACTACGATTATGGAAAAGTGTACCGAAGCAGAATACCGATTTGGCACCACAGGTACATTGGATGGTTCACTCACACATGAA